TTCGCGGCGCTCTCTTCGAAGAGGTACTGACGCACCTCAGGGCAGATGAAGGATTTCACCACATATCGGTCGGAAGTATCGAGGACGTCGGCGGAGGGTTGGTATGCCTTCAGCCACGCGATGTAGTGGGGCACCTCCTCCTCCTCGATACTGTTGTAGACCTCGGGGGCCGGATGGTCGGGCCACTGCTTCATGTGCAGGGCGATCACCTTGTCGTCGTTACTCTGATTCAAGTCAGGGATCACAAGGATCGACGTCGGATCGTTGTTGAGCCCCATAATCACGCGACCGTTCCACTGAACCTTGAGCTTCTTACCGAACTTCGCTTGGTAGTCGTGGGACCCCTTCGAGACCAGACCCTTGATCGTGGCCGTGTACCTCGCCCGTTCGGCGGGAGTGGAGCTTCCTCGACTGTCGTCGAGCACCGCCAGAGGGCTATCGAAGAGCGAATCGGTGAACTGGCTTCCTTGAGCCACGCTTGATAAATCGCAGCTCCCGCCCATCATGGGCCGTACAACCTTCTGGATCAGGAAGCTCTTGTAGCACTGAACCGGGCCCACCAGAGCCATCGCCTGACCGGGTAAGAGCTGGCCACTTTCGGCGCTCTCGTAGAATCGTTTCAGCCATGCGTGGAAATAGACGGCGTAGTTCTTCTCAAAGACGTTATCAAAAATCGCCGCGAGCTTCGGGAAGTTCTCACCCCATGCGCCAGCGACAGGAGCCGGGGCCATGATCCTTGCTTTGGCGATATTGAGGTAGGTTTCACCGTCCTGTTCAAAGGTGTGACCCGCGTTGTAGAGGCGTGGCAGCGCACCATGGACTCGACGGAACCTGCGGATGGTCTCCATCGCCAGATCAAAGGGACTCGATGTGTCACCCTTGCCCTTGCTGGTACTGAATCCACGGACCCTGAGCGTGCAACCCATCATGGTTAAGGTCTCACGTTCCCAATTCTTCGTGGCGGCGTTGAGCATGTAGAAGTCCTTACCGTCATAATAAATATCGCTGAACTTGGAGGGATCGCTGCTTACCGCAGTCCGGATCTTACTCAGCGCCGCCGCGGTACCGTCTAAAGCTGCGGAAAGACGGGGTTTGGACTCGGGTCCAGATACAGCAGGCGTTGCCTCTTGCCCGTGTCCGTCCTCAGCACCCCCGGCACTCGGGTCAGTCTCACTGCCGTCAGGGATCCGGGGCAGGCCCCCAATGGAACCATCAGCTCGGCGAATCTCTTCATTTCCAGAAGCCACTCCGCCTTGGTCTTGCGATCCACTTGGATCAGTGTGTGGGCCGATTCGTTCCCCGATAAGATAATCGAGCGGATCGGCAGGTTCAGTTTCGAGATGATTGTTAGCCATAGGTCGATAGGTAGGTTGTCGCTTTCTAGTAGTAGGTATTTAAAATTGGTTGTGTTCTCCTCGCTGCGACGAGAGCAACGAGGCTTTCCAGTGGGCCGCGTTCCAAGGCGTCTAATGGACTTAAAGTTTCCATCGACGGGATTCATGAGCATCCATGAGCCACGCTCGTTACGGGCGGCAAGGCGGTCGACGACGTCATCGGGAACCCCGTGATGCCAGACGAGTTGGCCTTGGGACTGGTCATCGTTGAAGATGATCGTCTTCTCGTCCTCCCCGTAGATGGTACGGAGGGCTTGGCCTGTGGTAACGTCGGCGGGATTGACGGGCGAGGCGGCCACGATGTCCTCCAGCGTCAGCTTCGGCAGACTGCGGAAGTGCTCAAGGACCGCCTCGTTGAGCCTCGGCTTGGGAATCGTGTGGCGGACGGTGCTCTCGCCCCCGTCGTAATCCGCGATGATCGTGTTGAGGGTGTTCTCCACCTCCCGGGGTTGTGGAGCACGGCTCATCCAGCGATGAACCCAGCTCTCGATGTCCTCGGCGGGCCATCCGGCGGTGTAGAGGGTATGCGTGGCCCGGAATAGCCATTGGTGGCACCCGGAGCCGCTTTGGGGGCAGGGTGGGATCCAGCCTTCCTCAGGTGGGCACTCTTCAGGGTCGAATTTCAGGGTAGTCATGTCAGTTTTTGTATGGTCGGCGAGGGGTTAACGGGGCGGTGGAGGGCACCATCCCGTGGCGCCTCAGGAGCAAATCCGCATGGTACAGCCTCTCGGCACAGGGTTTACAAACCCGCCAAGCGCCATCCTTCGCTGCGGCAGGCCTCTTGCACCCGAAGTCGCACAGGCGTGCTCATTGAGGTTGCAGGGTTATTACTGGTATCACGATAGGCGGGTGTTCTCAAGTGAGTCGACTCTCCTTTCCAGATAGGTGACGAAAAGCGCCTCGGCCAGCAGGCCTTTGGCCATCTGGACGTCGTAATCAGCGGCCCGGAGGAAGGTTTCAGCCAGAAACCAGTCCGTTTTGTCGGGGCTGCCGGGCACGAGTTCCTCGATGGTGAGGTCGCGCTCGAAAGCCCAAGGCCGGATCTGGTCATAAAACCAGAAGGCGACTTCACGTGTTCTTTGCTCTTGCACGAGGCTTTTTCTCCTTGTCGGCGGGTGGTAAACCTTTTTTACGCTTTTTTCCGAAGATTCGTTCCCACTCTGAGCCCCATTTCCGGGGGCTGTAAGGGCGAGGGCGGTCTCCTTTTCCGACGGACGGTTGCGAGATGACATCAATGGTTGGCATTTGGTGTTAGGCTTGTTCGATGATTTGGAGGCCGAGCCACTCGGCTACGGCGCGTTCTGCGCGGGCTCCTTTGGAATCCTGCCACCCGCGTAGCAGGTAAATCGCGTTGACGTCCCGGACGAGGATGTCGAGGTCTTGGGCCGCGAAGCCCTTTAGCTCCTCAGGCGTTAGCGCCCGTTCGACGGTTTCGTCGAAGCCGTTTTCGTTGTCGATCCGGGCTGGGTTGAACACCTTCCACCCTTCGGCGAGGAGATGTTCTTCGGCTTCGTAAAAAGCTGGGAAGTTGAACTTCGGGAGTCCGGTCATTTTACCGGCGATGTAAATGGCTTTCATGGAATGTGGGTTTGAAAAAAGGGATGCGCCCCGACACGGATCGGGAGCCCACTGGGGCGCGGTGTGGGTATACAAGGAGTGCGATCCGCGCCAGAGACAACGCGGATTCCGACCTTTCCCAAGGCTCTGCGTGACTTACCTGAGTCTTCATTACTACTCTTTGGTGTAACAGGGGGAGATGATTGTTTTGGAGGCCAGCGGAAGTGTCCGGCACCATTCGGGGTTGGTGCTCATGATCCGTTGGATCTCTCCGCGGTGATGCTCGGCTTCTTCTTCGCGCACGAGGGAGACAACTTCGTCATGAATCCGCATGACGATGCTGTAGCCAGCGTCGTAGATTGCCCGGCAGCGGTTCATGAAAACTGCTCCGGCGTACCCCTGCACGAGATTTTCACAGAGCTTTCCGCCGTAGACGTTGGTGCGCATCATGGTTCCGTTCTTCGGGGCCAGACCACTGAGGGAGCCATAGGCCCCGCCCATGCCGCGGTACCGGATCGACCTGCTCTCGGGCAGCTCGATCTCGAAGTCCTCTTTGTTGCGCATGGCCTGTGAGGCTGCGTACTGGAGTCGCCTCCAGAGGGCGGTTACCTGTGGGTTGGTCCTGCGATACTCGTTAACGATGCGACTCGATTCCTCGGGCGTGACCCGAAGTTTTGCGAGCGTCCACGCCATGGTCACGAACTTGTCGGCGCCGCAGCCGAAACCGAGACCGAGTACCCTCGCCTTTGCCACCTGACGCAACTTCGGATCGACCTCATTCAGGGGTCGTGGGTCGGTGTACCCCATGGTTGCACGGGCGTGCGCCTCATAACCGTCGATCCCGCTCCGGATGAGGGCGAGGGTATCGTGGTCTCCGGCGAGGTAAAGCAGCACCCGGTTCTCGATCTGGGAAAGGTCGCTGATGATGAAGGTGTATCCCTTGGGGGCCTCGATCAAGTGGCGGAGGTTCACCCCGCACATCTCATCCTTGGGCACGTTCTGGATGTTGAACCCACCGTCACCGCTATCCCGTCCCGTGTGGGCGCCGTAGTATTTCAACGAAACGGGCATCCACCCGTCGGGGCGCACACGTCGGACGAGTGTGTCCACCGTTTGGAAATGCTTGTTCGCCCGGCGATAGTCGCGAAGGGCCCGCACCCACTCGAAGCGGTCGGCGAACTCTTCCTCCCACATTTGGGCCTGCTCGCAGTCCTTGGCGAACGACTCAGGGGCCCAGATGCCGCTCTTTTCGCACTCGTAGCGGGCCATCTCGAGCGAGAGAGCCGCGGAGTGCTTTGCCCACGGAATCTTTGAATGGGCTTCGGTAGCCGCTTTTCTCAGAACCCCATGGGCTTCTCGAACCTTGTCCATGTTGAGGGGCAGTCCCCGCATGGCCATTTCACGCGTCATCCGGGACATCTTGCGCTCGTGTTCAGGCCAGAGATGACCGACCTTCTGCCACAGGCGCAACGTCATGACGGAGTCCTTGATCGCGTAGGCCACGACTTCGTCGCGGAACTCCGGTTTCATGTTCTCCCATGTCTTGCCCTTCATGGCGGTGCGGGTCTCCTTGCTCATTTCCTCACCGAGAATAAAGTGCGCCGCCTGCTTGAGGGACCGGGGCCACCCTAGGTAGGCCGCAAGATCAGCCGTATCGAAGACGTCGGCAAAGGATACCCTTGGGATTTTTCCGGTGTCGGCCAGCGCCTCAAGAACTGACAGGTCATATGCGGCGTTGTGAAAAATCGCCGTGCAGCCCTCAACCAGTTCCCAAGGGGCTTCTTCAGGCCGCCCCGCGAAGATAAAGCCGTCTTCTCCGGCGATGGTGACCAGATAGGTGTCGGTTTTCCTCGGGTACCAATAGTTACCGAGGGTTTGGATGTTGGTCTCGGTCGTATAAACTGACTCTGTGTCGATTGCGTATGTTTTTCGTTGGGTCATGTGGCTTGTATCGGTTTGTTGTGCTTTGTGCGGTTCACCTTCATGGGTAGCACTTGAAGGTTTTGTGGGACGTGGAGTCCGGGGGCCCCTTCGCGCGGCTTTAATGGAACGATGTGGTCCACTTCGAAGCGGATTCCGGTACACGCGGACAACCGTTTCGAGGTCTCGTACATCGTGCGGACTACACCCCGCTCTTCGCGGGAGAGCTCAGGACTCAGTGCCTTTTTCAAGGCACGTCGGCGACCGTTTCGTGCAGCCTCGCTGGCTTTCGCGCGAAGACTGTTCTTTCGCCACTCCTTGATGTAGGCGGCCTTTCTGGTCTTTCTAGCCTTGAGCGCTCGGGCGCTTTCCCGCTCGAGCTTACGGTCTGCCTTCGCTTCGCGCTCCATCCGCCGGAACTCCCTAAGAAAAAGGCGGTAGCACCGTTCGTCGGCCAGCACCTCTTTTACGTTTCCTGCGTGGGTCTTTTTATACCCGAGGAAACGGTAGGCGTGGCGTCCAACGTGCACCGACTCTCCAAAGTAAAGCGGGACTTCCGGGGTCACAGCGAGTGTACCAGTGCGCGGATGTTGTTCTCTAGGTCGGCCAGCGACCCGCTGTTGACGATGATCCGGTCAGCCGAAAGCTGCTGCGTTTCGCTGCTGTGCTTGCCGTGGGCGGTACCCTCGAAGGTACCTTCGGGTCGAATGATCCGGACAACGATGCCCCCGCGCTCGTGGATAGCGTCCGCCTCGTTGGGAAAACGCACGTCGTCAAGAACAACGGAGCCGCCCGCCCGGAGGATCTGGTCGACTTTGAGAAAACGGAGATTCACCCAGACGTTGTCGCCAAGAAGCTCGCGGCCCCATTCGGTTCCGAGGGTTTGCATCGCGTAACGAGGGCTCTTCCAGTTGAGAGCCTTAACGGACTCTTCCTTCATCTCCCCCTCAAGGAAGACCCGGGTATCGCTCTCCGACAGGCCCGCCTCCAAGAGGAGGGCGCGCACCATGGCCTTGATCGGCCCTGCGAACGCAAAACGCTCGAACGAATACTTGGCGCAAAGGATCTGAGCCGATGTTGACTTACCACTTCGAGCAAGACCCGAGAGCCCGATGAGCTTGGATGAAACCTCGGCGCGTTTGAGGTTCTTGATTGCCTTGAAGTGATCTGAAAGCGAGATGTAGTTCCCGCCGATTGATTCATCTGCGAAGACGTTGGTTAGCCCTCCGTCCGCAGTTTCGACCTGACCTATGAAGTTGATTGGATCCATGGATATTGAAGAAGGGGAGGGCGACCCCATGCCTGAGCCGCCCTCCCGATTCCACCGACCCTACTTACAGAGACGCGATCAGCTCGGCGGTGGCTTCGTCCACCCTTCCAGCCGCTTTGAGCACAGGACCCCACCAGCTAAACTTCTCTCCGGTGGTTACCTTGGTGCTGAGATTCCAGAGACCGCCCTTGAGGCCGGTTTCCTTCAGATGATTCTTCACTGCGGACACCAGCGGCGTTGCAACCGCGGAATAAGCGGTGCTCGCAGCCGTATAAAGAACGTGGGCGTAGCGGCGCCCCTCCGAGTCCTGAAGATGGAAGAAAGCGTCGGTCTCTTCGGGGAGCTCCGTGTTGGCCCCGACTTGGACCAAGAACTCGATGTGGGCGATCTCACCGAAGTTACCTTCGCCCTTGGCCCATGCGACACGACCCCCGTTAGCGCGCACCTCGGTGGCGGTCTGGAACACTCGGCGGGTGGCGCCAGCCTGTACGTCGTCGAACGGGATGTTCTCCTGATAGGCCTTGAGCATATTCAGGGCGATGACGAGGACGGGGGAGCTTACCTTCCCTTCGACCTTGTTGATCGGGTTGGTCTTTTCAATCACGAGGGTTCCGGCGGGAACGGTATCGGCCACCTCGCTGTTGCGACCAACGATCGACAGGTAGGGGTGGCGGACGTCTCGGCTGGTCCACTCTCCGACGAGCCCCTTGGACTCATCAGCGATGGAGGGTGCGGCAATGACCGCTGGAGCCTGAGGCTCGAGGACGGCGACTGCGGTTTCGGTGTTCGAGGCGGCGTTTTCAACGTCGCCGAAGCTAATCTTGGACATAGTGTGCTGTGTTTCGGGTTGTGTTGTTGCAGGGTTATTACTCTGCGGTCGTTGTGTTGGACAGTGCTGGGGTTGAAATGTTCAAAGTCAGACGCGACTTTTTCAAATAGAGGACGGTCCCCTCGACTTTTGCGGCGTTCGCGTCGATGAGCGCGTCGCGAAGTTGCGTCTTGGTCTCGCCGATCTTGCCTTTGGGGGCGGTGCGGCCCACCGCTTTTTCAAGTTCGCCGATCGCAACGTCGCAGCAGGCGGCAAACGCGTCCGGAGTAATCTGGGTTTTCACCACCTCCCAAGCGGCTTGCGCGTCGACGATCTTGAACGGGGCCTTGCGCTCGGCAAGCTCCCAGCCCGGAATCTCGATACCTTCCTGCACCCGCATGTTGAACGCACGCTCTTCGACGGCGGAGGCCCATGCTTTGGCCACGGGCGCCGCTTTCTTGAACAGGGCCATCAGCTCGGGGTCGCTGATGTTCTCCGGGTCGAACGCACCGGGCGGGAACTGGATCTCCGCGGGCTTGTAGTTGGCCGTGAGTGTAAGGAAAACCTGATTGAGTTTCTTACAAGTGGCTTTGTTTGCGCACCATGTGCAATGCTCTCCCGTTTGGTAATAGGTCGGGTCGTTTTGCTTGGCTGCCTCGATGATGGCGAGGGACTTGACGGCAAGGTCAGCGTAGTCTTTTCGGCTCCATGTATGGATGTCGATCTCGTCAAGGAAAGGGAGCAGCACGTGAACGGTGATCTCCTGAACCTTGGGGTAGGCCTTTAGAATAGCGTAGGCGTAGCCCCAGAACTGCGGCGAATCGGCCTCGTAGGAGTTCCACGCGAACTTATAGTCAACGAGCTCCGCCTTGCGCTCGTTGTCGTGTAGGATCAGATGGTCGATGTACCCGAATTGATCGTGCAGGTCGTATCGGCGTTCCCGGATTTCGGTACGCTCTCCCTCGCACTTCGTCCGGAGAATCGCCAAGTACTTGAGGCACTTCTCGGCGGCGGAGCGGAGGTAAGGGTCGTCCGCGGGGATAATATCGAGGTTGTTTTTTTCCACCGCTAGGTGGCCTAGGCTTCCGCGATCAGCGGCGGAAGTGTCGCGAGTGTTGTCGTTGCGGAACCCGGGGCACTTTGCTTTTTCCTTGTGGGAAGAAGGGCTGTGCTCGGCGTGTTCGCGCTCTTCGGTTTCGATGGGCTGTGTCATGGTAGTTCCGTGTAGGATATTGAGGTTTTCCCTCTTGTGTTTTGCTGCGTGGATTGCGCCTTCTTCTTTTGTGCCTTTGGCGTAGACGCGTAGAGCCAAAGCGGGGCTCTTCGCCCCAACTCGTGAAATTCGTCCGATGGCCTGTTCCTCGACTGTTCCGCTGAACTGCGGGCAGATGAGTGCCGTTCTTGGACGGTCGCCCCGGGTGTCATGCAAGTCGATTGACTGACCGCCCGCTTGGATCTGGACCACGAGATGGCGGCAGCCTCCTTGCTGAAACGCGGCTTGGGCGGACAGACGGCTTTTGGGGTCCTCCCGACCGTCGATTTTTTGGATGGCGCCAATGTGCGTGTTGGCCGCGGCAAAATACGCGTCGATGGACTCGTGGAAATTAAGAAAGGTTACTACCTGCCCGCCGTCGGCGATGAGCCCTTCGGCACGCTCCAACAGATAGGGTATCTTGATCAGCTCAATGGCTTGCCGTTGTCTCAGGTTGGCCACGGCTGCGATGTCCGCGCCATTGGTCATTTCGGTATACAAACTTTCGATCTTACGACTATCGGCGGGGCTCAGCTCCAAAGGTTCGTCTGACACGGTAAGCGGAGGAATTTGCGCCGCGATTATCTCGTCGGGAACCTTGTACCCCCGGGAGGTGAAAAGGCTGTCGTGGAGCCGCTCCATGCGCAGTTTGTTCTGCTGGGAAAATGGGTTCCACTCGAGGCCGCCGAGGGGGTTTTGTTCCACTCCCATGCGCAACATCCAGTTCCAGTGGTCTCCGGGATTGAACAACCGTAGGGCGGTCCCGATGGCCTTAAGCCGCATGGGGTTTTCCGCGGCGGTGGCCGAAAGCATCAGCACCTTGGCCTGATTGGTCGCCGATAGGAGCAGCTTGGAATTGAGGCTGTCGTGTCCTCCGTAGTTGTGGACTTCGTCGAAGATCAGTAAGGAGGTCGAAGGCAGAGCCCATTTGAGCGTGGGTCGATTCCTGAATGTCCCGCGGACGACCCACGGGGTGGACCCGTTCCGCAACTTCTCCGGGTTTAAGACGAACAACGGCGTCACATTGAACTCGTTAAGAGTTTGCTCCCATTTTTTTAACACGGACTTGGGGCACACCACGCCGACGGGCAGGGCGAAGCGCCTCGCGATCTCGGAGGCGATCACCGTTTTTCCGCCACCGCATCGCGTGCCATCGAGTGAGGCGCCGAGTTGATCGAGGATTTTGAGGTGCCTGTTTACGGCGTCTTGCTGGTAAGGGTATAGCTGCATGGTTATTATTTGACCGTTGACTCCGTTTTTCGTTGAACGGAAGTTGGGAGAGCGTGTCAAATGTTTCTATGAAATCGTTTGCACTCCTTCTCGTCCTTGCAACCGGGGCTTACGCCCAGTCATACGCACCGTTTACGGTCGCGCCGCCCGCCCCTCCCTCATACCCAACCGCGCCCGTTATCGTTCCGGTGAACGGTGGCGGACATTACAGCGGTGTTGTTCTGCCTCCGACCACGTCGCCTGACCCCAACTACCAGTACCCGACCACGGTTGTCACCGGGCACGGCGCCATTATCGTCGCTCCGATTGCCGGAGGCGGGACATACATCTCCCACTAAAGGGAGCGTGCCGTGTGGAGGACGCAGAGGGCGTCCGCGTGGTTGTCGTCCAGAATTTCTTGGTCAGGAAACAGTGCTTTCGCTGCGGCGATCATCGCGTCTTTCTTCGCGGCCCCGTTCCCTGTCGCCGCTTTTTTGATCGTTCCCACGGGAAGCCCGCTGTAAGGGACATTTTTGAGTTCACACTCCGCGGTCAAGGTGGCGAGTAGCCCTCCGTAAACGTGGGCTGAATCAGTTGAAAGGTGACGCCGCACCTCCTCGAAGTAAACGGCGTCGGGC